GAAAAAGAATTTTCGTGTTGTGTCACTGCCCGATAACCGAAACGGAGATCATGATTGTCATTGCAATCGCTGTGATAAGCATTTTCGTTCTTCTGAGATGATTTTCGGTCGTTTTGAGAATGACTCTGATCGATATCGGTCTGACTGGTATTGTCCTACAGAGGACTGCCATGGACGTTTGAATGCAGGAGTGTACTTCTTGACAGTTTCTTCTTGACTCTTCACCTTTATTCTGGTATAATTGAAAGGATGGGATAAAATGTTATTATCGTATCAACAAATTGCAGAGATGGCACATGAGAACAACCGAGCCTATTGCCACGCACTGGGGGACTACTCTCAGGCTCCGTGGAGAATGATACCGGAAGAGATTCGACAGTCAGCGATTGATAGGGTTGCATTCCACATTGCGAACCCAGACTCAACACCAGAACAGTCCCATGAGAACTGGTTGGTGTTTAAGAAGGAACAGGGATGGAAATTGGGACCGGTGAAAGATCTAGAAAAGAAAGAACATCCGTGTTTTTGCCCCTATGGGGACTTGCCTCTTGAACAACGAGTCAAGGATTTCCTGTTCGCCGCCATTGTAGAAACTTTGAAAACTTTCTAGGAGATATTATGTCATTGATGGATCGACTCAAGAAGACTTCGAAAATTGATCTTTCTAGCGTCATGGACGAATCGGAGATATTTGAAAATCAACAAGTCTGCCCCACGGAAGTTCCTATTGTCAACGTCGCGTTGTCTGGGAGTTTGAAGGGGGGATTGCAGGGTGGCATTACAGAGATTGCGGGGCCATCGAAACATTTTAAGTCCTTCCTTGCCTTGTTGCTGATTCGCTCATTTTTTAATAAACATTCTGATGGTGTCTGTTTGTTTTATGATGCTGAGTTTGGAGCACCTAAACCTTATTTCCAGACCTTTGGTATTGATATGAAGCGAGTGCTGCATTCTCCCATCACTGATGTGGAACAATTGAAGCATGACATCATGACTCAATTGAAAGAACTCAAGCGCGATGAGCCTGTGATAATTCTTCTTGATTCGATTGGGCAGCTTGCCTCAAAGAAAGAAGTTGATGATACGTTGGAAGGTAAGAATGTGGCGGATATGTCCCGCGCCAAGGCGATCAAGTCCCTCTTTCGTATGATTACTCCACACCTCAAGATGAAAGATATCCCGATGATTGTGGTGAACCATACATACAAAGAGATAGGAATGTATCCGAAAGATATTGTGGGTGGTGGAACTGGGCCCACGTTTGCCTCAGATACAATCTGGATCGTTGGACGCCAACAAGAGAAGGTGGAAAGTGAAACCACTGGATTTCACTTCATTCTCAATGCAGAGAAGTCTCGATATGTGAAAGAGAAGTCGAAGTTTCCCGTAACTGTGATGTTTGACAAGGGGATTGAGAGATACTCTGGTCTTTTGGAGAATGCCATTGAAGCTGGATTTGTGGAGAAGCCTTCACCAGGATGGTATTGTAAGGTGGACCAGAAGACGAAAGAGCGTGGTGGAAAGGTGCGTGAGTCGGAGACCAAGAATGATGAATTTTGGGGTGACATTTTAATCAATGAGGTGTTTGATGAATTTCTTAGAAAGAAGTTTGCAGTGGCTTATGGGGAAATTTTGGAGCGTAAGCCCCAGCCCTCAAAAACCACTTCCAAAGGAAAATGAGGATTACTGCTTCAGTGAGATTATCTTAGCTGAGGAGACAGTCAACGCCGTAAAACTGCTTGAGGGACCGTATGCTAATGTGGTATTCTACTACGGTGGGGTCAAGATTGTGCCAGAGAATGGCACCCATCGACTTGCGTTTCAATACACTCTTTGGGATACCGCAAGTTTCAAAAAGGAAGATTTGGTCAAATCGGCAGACTTTACGAATCATCTGGGTGATATTCTTGTTGCTATTATTACCGACGAGAATGAACAAGGAGAATTGGCTTACCCAAGTAAAGAAAATGAAGAGGAGTTATAAACATCAGTGGTCCGACTAGAGAAGACGATACTGAAGAATCTGATCTATCATGACGCCTATTTGAGGATGGTCATTCCATTCCTCAAAGAAGAGTATTTCAAAGAACCCACTGAGCGAATTGTGTTCAAGCAAATCGCTGCATTTGTGGAGAAGTACAAACATCCCCCCACACACGAAGCCCTCATTATCAACCTCACTGAATCATTGGATTTGAAAGAGGAACAGATTCGTGAGGCGGTGGAAGTGCTTAATCAGGTACACACTGAGCGCAATGAACCCACCGATATTACGTGGTTGACTGACCAAACGGAAAAGTTTTGCAAAGACTCTGCACTCTACAATGCCGTGCTTGAAGCTGTAAGTATTTTTGATGATAGTAAAGATGGACCCAACAAGAAACCCAGGGAGGCGATCCCTGATATTATGTCTAAGGCGCTGGCGATTTCATTTGATCCCCATGTGGGGCACGATTACATGGAGCAATCAGAGGATCGATATGAATTCTATCACCGCAAAGAAAAGAAGGTGCCATTTGATTTGGAGATGTTTAATAGGATCACTGGTGGGGGATTTTCAATCAAGACATTAAATGTCTTCCTTGCTGGGATTGGAGTGGGAAAAACTCTCGTTATGTGCCACATGGCTGCTGCCGCGCTGGCACAGGGTCTCAATGTTCTTTACATCACCATGGAAATGGCTGAAGAGCGGATTGCAGAACGCATTGATGCAAACTTATTGAACGTGGAACTTGATTTGTTAGAAAAACTCACGAAGCCTGAGTATGATAAGAAGTTCGCGTCATTCCGGTCCAAGACTCATGGGAAGTTGATTATCAAAGAATATCCCACAGCCTGTGCCTCTGTTTTACATTTTCGTGCGTTGATCCATGAACTAGCCCTCAAAAAGAGTTTTCGTGCTGATTTGATTTTCATTGATTATCTCAACATCTGCACGTCCTCACGTATCAAGATGGGTGGCAATGTCAACTCATACACATATATTATGTCAATTGCACAAGAACTCCGAGGGTTGGCGGTTGAGCAGAAGGTCCCTATTGTATCAGCCACTCAGACCACTCGTGCAGGATTTGACAACTCCGACTTGGGACTCACGGATACCTCAGAGTCATTTGGACTGCCTGCGACCGCAGACTTTTTTGCGGCGATCATCTCAACGGAGGATTTGACTCCCCTGGGACAGTATATGATAAAACAGTTGAAGAACCGCTACCGCGATGTGAATAAATTTACAAAGTTTGTCATTGGAGTTGATAAGCCTAAGATGCGATTGTATGATGTTGCTCCATCTGCACAGACAAACATTTCAAACTCAGGACAGCCAGCAGCAAATGTTGGGCATAAACCATTCGAAGCAGTCAAAAAAGATTTTACGAAATTCAAAATTTAACTAAGATGCCAAACGTCCATTATTATAAACACCATCAAGGATGGACATGTAGAAAGGTGTCACAATGAAACTCAACCCAACATATCACACACCATATACCCCGCACATTCTCGTGTTTGATGATGCCTTACCCACAATGTTTTCTGAGAAGCTGATTAATAAATTCGAAGCGAACGAGAATCAGGTCCAGGTTCACACCGACTTCAAAGATGTTCGTCATTTTATGGAAGTGAACATTTCTCAAAATTGGCAGGACGAACACGACATGATGGTGAGATTTGTTCAGGAAGCCTGGAAAGTCTATATGACTCACCAACGTATCCAGTTTGAGATAGAATGGCCTAAACAATTTGGCTACGAACAATTCAGAATGAAACGCTATCTTCCCAATGGAAAAGATGAATTTGGACTCCACACAGACGTTGGCAGCTATGCCTCAGCCCGTAGATTCTTATCGTTTTTGTGGTACCTAAATACGGTCGAAGAGGGTGGTGAGACTGGATTTGGAAAGGACATGACCGCTCCAGCCCTTATTATTCCTGCGGTGCGATCACGATTACTGATGTTTCCGCCACTATGGACCCATCCACATTGGGGAGCCAAGGTACTCAATGGACCTAAATATATTGTTAGTGGATATCTACACTACATATAGGAGGGGATATGAAAACTGGAGGTTGCGATAAGACGTGGGAAATGATTGAAGAGTGGAAAAAACAGACTGCTGGACTCCTAAAAGAATCAGAACATAAAGCGGGACACGTTGGTACATGCGCGAATAGTTTTGACCGGAACTCTGGAGAATGTAATGTGTCTCATCTTCCCTATCATGATGTGTCGCATTTTGCTACTGGAGTAGAGGGTGCACACCAGATAAGTAAAGAGCATTTTTTGAAACACGCTACGGTTCCTAAACATCTTGAATCCCTGGCAAACAATAAAACCACAAAATTTCTTCATGATAAAGAGAACGGGGTCCATATGATGCACGATACTAAGAAGGATGTGCATCATTTTTTCACGGAAGACAGCACTCCCAGTCAATTACAAGGACTCGATTCCTCCCAGGACGTTGGAATTGTAGGCGGTCCTCTTGGTGAGGATGATCCTAATAAGAAAACGGTTTCTACAATTAAGAAAGTGTTGAAGGCGAAATATACACGAAAACTCATTTAACCATGGAGTTATTATGGAACAACGCGACCTCGTGATTGGTGCGATCACAAATTACAATTGGGACCAAATTAAGTATTGGGTGAACAGTCTAGATCGTTCTGGATTCACCGGTCTCAAAGCCGTTATTGCGTACAACGTAGATTATGCCACACTTCGTGAATTAGAACAGCGAAATTATGCGGTGCTGTGTTTTGATAGAGATGATGTCAATGGACGAGTCACCTATCCACAAAAAGATTTCGCAATTGTCGTTGATAGATTCCTCCACTACTACCTCATGTTGGATAACGCAGACAATCGTGCGGCCATTCGATATGTGATTGCTACGGATGTGAAAGATGTGGTCTTCCAGTCAAACCCCTCTGCATTTCTTGACCGCTCTCATAGGAGTTGTGTAGATTTGGTCATGTCCTCAGAGGCCATATCCTACCAGCACGAGCCATGGGGTGCAAATAATCTCCTTCAATCTTTTGGCCCATTCATGTATGAGAGGCACAAAGAAAATACCATTATCAACTGTGGAGTCCTGGCTGGAAAATTTGATGTGTTCATGGGACTCTGTAAGTCCATCTATCTTCTCTCTCATGGAACGACACAGCACGTTCCTGGAGGTGGTGGTCCTGACCAAGCTGCACTGAATCTTCTTCTCTCAACTTCAATTTACGATCATGTCACAGACGTGTGCACCCACGCAGAGCCATGGGCAGCGCAGTTAGGTACAACAATGGACCCGAACAAGATCGGTGCCTATTTACCATTCATCACCGAAGCCTTACCACGTTTTGACCTGGATATGGAGACGGTCGTGTGTCCCACTGGGGAAGCCTATGCGATTGTGCACCAATGGGACCGTGTTCCAGCGATCAAAGCTGCCTTTGAACGGATCTACTCATGACAAGTTTTGCCCCAGAATCATCGCCATCCATGAAAACACCAGTGATGGTCATGAATAAAATTAGACGCATTTTGTTCGTCGTTCATCGGTATGCCCCCTATCCTGGGGGATCAGAGAATTATGTGCGCGACATGGCCGAAGAAATGAAGTCTCGTGGTCATTATGTTGCAGTCTTTGCGGGTGAACATAGGGGAAATTTCAACGGAGTGGTAGTGTCCTCGGAGCCCATGATACTTCAAGATCAGTGGGATCTTATTATAGTTCATGGCGGCGACGTTGGCATACAGAATTATGTCCTCAAGAACTCCGACAGACTGGGTGGACCAGTCCTTTACATGTTGATCCTTCCTTCAAATTCCCCGCAGTGTGTAGAGGCGCTTCATAAAGTGGCATATATTGGGTGTTCTACGTTGGCGGATTGGCGACATGTGCAGGCCTACAAGGCCCAGGATCGTGCGGTGCGGGTGCGTCATGGTATCAATGGCAAGACTTCGGTGGGACGTACAGGATTTCGAGAGAAGTATGGTATCACAACACCTTATATGTTTCTCTCTTCTGGAGGATATTGGCTTAACAAAAATTTCGATGGTCTGATAAAGATATTTAAGAATCTCAAAAGAAATGATGTAACTTTGGTGCTCACTGGGTATGATAATCGGTTTGGGATCATGCCTCCTAATGAGGAATTTATACGGACATTTCTCTTTCCCGAACGTCAAAATATGCTTGATGCTTTGCTGGATGCTGACCTATATGTCATGGACAGCATCTCGGAGGGATTTGGATTGGTTTTGCTTGAAAGCTCCCTAAATATGACTCCCTGGGCAGCACGATGTATTGCGGGAGCAGAGACTATGAAAGAGTTTGGCTACACATATAACTCACCCCAGGAACTTGATGAATACTTAACCTCGTTTGTTGGTGTGGACAAGACTCAAATTTTAGAGGCTCAAAAGTATGTAATATCCACACATTTGATCCAACATACAGTAAATGATATCCTCACTATACTCAAATAGGAACATATGGAAGAAGCCTTTGTGTATAAATGGACAGATCACCTGAGAGATATGCACTATATCGGATCTCATAAAGGAAGAGAAGATGATGGGTATGTATGCTCTAGTGATGCCATGAAGGTAGAGTATAAAAGGAGACCACACGATTTCACAAGAGAAATTCTGGATACTGGGACTTGGGAAATCATGTATCATCTTGAGTCTCAGATGCTTCAAGAAATGGATGTTAGAAATGATCCCACATATTATAATATGCACAATAATGAAGCACCATTCTTTAATCAGGGACCCAAAACTGAAAACCATAAGAAGAAAATGAGTGAAGCGATGATAAGGCGGTATTTAGATATCAACGAACGGGATAAGACCAGCAAGTCTCTAAAAAGTTCAACAAAAGCTATCGCACATAGAAAGAGATTTGCTGGTGATCTTGCATCTAGAGCTAAAAATAGTATGTCCCATAAGACTTCCATAAAGGCCATTGCTGCTAGGAAAAAGATTCACGATGATCCAAAAGTTCGGGCCAAGTGGAGCATCTCAGCTAAAAAACTTTGGGAAGATCCTGAGAAGCGAAATAAACTTAGTATCTCATTGAAATCATCAGTGAAGGCTATCGAGCACCGGAAGTCACTCGCATATTCAAAATCTGGTTCCTATTCTATAATTTTTCCTGATGGACGGTGTGAAATTATCAAGAATCTAAGATTATTTTGTCGAACTCATAATCTTAATCAGGCCAATATGTGTCAAGTGGCTAAAGGTGTCTACTCCCAGAGTAAAGGTTTCAAATGTAAGAGGATATCATGAACGTGACATTTGGCATTATGAGTACCTATGAAGATGTGCCTCGACTGAATGCCGTGATTGCCTCTATCAAAGCTCTAGCCATTCCGAATGTAGAAATTCTCGTAATGGGATCATATCAGCATGATTGGGGACACGTTGATCCTTCTGTGCAACATATTTTGACAGATGGATGGACGCCAGTGAAGAAGAACCTTGCGGCGAAGTTCGCACGACATGAGACGCTCTGCCTCATTCATGATTATTATCTGTTTGACAAAGACTGGTATAAGAACTGGGTGGCATTTAATGAGCACTACACCTGGGAGATTGCCTCAAACCCACAATACCTCCTTAATGGCAAACGGCATTTTACTGATTGGGTGATTCTGGATCACCCCACACTTCCACGATATCACTCCCTTCACTACAATGATTGGAGTCAGACCCAATACCAATATGTCAGTGGTGGATACTTCTTGGTGAAGAGAGATTTTCTTAGAGAACATCCCTTCAATGAGGAGATGAAGCCTGGGTCAGCAGAAGATGTGGAGTGGTCGCT